TATGTTATTAACCCAATGTCCTGTTGTATCTGAAGCAGTTAGCTTAGTATTAATTCTGTTGCTCAAAGATGTACTATCAAAACTTGAATTTCTAACATCTTTTAATGTTGATAATGTATCTAATCCACCATTTTGAGTTGGTAAAAATACATAACCACCTATTGAATCTTGCTGCAATAAATATTGTGTCTTTGCTTTATTCTGAAAGTATATGCTTGGAGTATTATAAGGACTTGATGTTTGTATAACTAAATATCTATTTAAAGTATCTACCATTCCTATTAATGGAATGTTCCCACTATTAGGAGTCATGTATAATTCTCTATACTTTCCACCTGTTGTATCATATAAATCAATCTCTTCATTGTATGCAATATTGCCATTATTTAGCACTTTCTGAAGTGCAATACTGCTATCTGCCTTTGCATTAATCCTGTTACTCAAAGAAGTAGTATCTAATGAAGATCCGCCACCCATTATTGTATCCCAAACAGCTAATGCAGGATCATAGAAATAGAATCTCTTATTGCAGGAATCATAAGCAATAGCAGCCTTATTTAATATATTGCTTCTTAATGTAGGCACTCCACAAAATGTTGGTATCTGCAAAGTGCTATCAAACTTCATTCTCTTTACATCATATCCATACTGCGGCATTACCTGATATACTTGGCTCTTACCAATGAAAGCAAAAAGTATAATAAAAACTATTAAAAATATTCTTTTCATATTATGTAGTTGGAACTTCACATGCACCATAATCTCTAACAACAGTTAAATTGAAAGTCAATCTAACCCCACTCAAATAATCCTCAAACTTTTCACTTATAGCTTCCCAAGTTATATTGGTACTTATTAAATATTTATTAAATCCCTGTCTTAATATTGAAACAATGTCATAAGCTATGCCATGACAATCAGATGTTACTTCCTGCTCAAACTCTGAATCTACTCCACTCTTATCTAATAACCACAACTCAATTTTATAAACTTGCTCCCTACCTGCATTCAGTTCCCCTGTATTAATTGAGAAACTTGCTGAAGGACAATTAGGAACATAATTATTGTTTAACCATTGAGCAGGACTTTGAAACAATACTTCCTTTATCATTGGATGATTTTGGAGTGTCGTTTGTATTTCCTGAACTACTTGATTGTAAGTCATTAAACTTTGTTTTTACTTTAATTATGTACTCTTTCTTATATCCTTTACCCATAAATTATTTATACAAAAATGTAAACAACTCCCCTGCTTCAGTTAAATCTCCAATAGGTAATTGAATCAATCCATTATTGATTGTCAAATAACCTGTATCATTAGTAGTTGTAGTTATTATTAACTTAGTTAATCCACCCCTTGAAGCAACCAATATCTGTCTGCCTATCAATTCATTAATTGTAAATTGACTTTCTCCACCTACTGAATTATAATTGTAAACATTCAAAGTAAGTTGAGCAGATGTATTATTAAAATATCTTGGCTCTCTTTGATCTCCTAAATAGATAGGACATGTGTAGGCTTTATTTTCAGGAAATATGCTATCATAAGCATAAGGAGTATTCAGATATTCTAAATACTTTGTATAATTCTGCTTTAAATATTTTATTATTCTTGTCTTATAATACTCCGCATAAGCAAGATATTTCTGCTCTATTAATTCCAAATCCTTTTGACTTGGTGGAGTGCTTTCTTCACTTGTCTTTTGTAAAAACCCTTTGCTGAATAACTGATAACCCATAGTCATAGGAAGTAATGACATTGTAAACCATACCAAAGCATCAGTAATATAATTATCTAACAACTCCTTTTCATCATTATTTAAGTCATCATTATCAATACCATCTTGAATCCTTTTGTATAACTCACTCCCAAGAGCAGGTTGAATATATATATCCTGCGCTACCTTAACCATTGGAAATATTTGCTTCCCATCAATGGCAGTAGATGCTCCTGTTCTTTCCTTAAATAAAGTTTCCGTTATAAAGATTATATTTTTACTCATTTCTTTTTAGTTACGATATTAGCCACCCATTCATGCCTACATTGATAATCAGATTCTCTATTGTGATACCACCAACCACCACATCTATCTAAAACACTATAACCCAATCTTACACTCATGTTTTGAATATCAGTCATTGACCATGTTCTGCCCTGCTTACTATCTTTACTTGATGCAGATACTCCAACCATAAATTTACAGAATGGTCTGCTCTTACTCAAATCATGGTTAGTTGCTATTGCTCTCCATTCATAAGTATATCTCACAAATGTTTCAACAATGTTAGGATTCTTGCCACTTGTTTCAGATAATGGCTTTAATATCTCTCTCTCAATTATAACATCAGTACCTACACTCTTTTCAGTAGTTTTAATTATGTTCTTATCTTCAAGTGATTTCAAAGCATCATTAATATCTGATACAGGCTTATCCAATGCCTTAGCAATATCTTCAGGTATGATATTCTTATTCTTAGAAATTATCTCTAATACATTAGCTTCTATCTGATACAAGATAGGATTATCAGCAAAGTTACAGGAGTATCTATTTAGCACTTCCCATTGTGCAAAATCCTCTCCACATGCACCAAACTCATTTATTATCCTCTGCTCTTCCTGATCGTTAAACTTCTGCACTTCATCATCAGTCATAGGATCTTCATCAATACCTAAGAAAGTATTAACCTCATTATCTGTAAATCCAAATCCTGATTTAAGCATTAATGTAGCTTGTAACTTATTTAACTTCCCTGTTCCAAAATGCCTTACTATTCGCATCACATTCTGATACTGCCTACCTGTAAGATTCCTGATATTATCATTGGATTCCATTTTTGTAGGATTCTGTAATTGTGGAATCGCTGATGCAGTTGCTCCTGTTGTTGTTACTTGATTAACTTGCAATGGCTCTTTACCCATCAATGCCCTAATTTCATCTTGTGTTAGATTAGCAGATATAATTGATTCGCTAAATTCAAACTTTAATGGCTCAACAGGAACAATCTTAAACTCTCCAATCTCCCCTTTAAGATTCCTGAACTTAGTAAATATAGTTTCTAACTCCTGCTGCCTTTCATTAACATAAGTATTTACAAATATCTCATAGGCATCTCTTATCTCATTCCTTCCACCTAACTGCCCTTCTGTCTTAATACCAAATAAGGAAGGAGAGGTTATCTGATGCGCTGCAAATATCTCCTGCTGAATCAAATTATTGATGTTTGTAAAATCTTCCTTAGTAAGCATTGTGTTACCAAGATTCACAATTTCAGCAGCATTATCCTTGCTCTTATTGAACATGATAACCAATCTCTTTCCTTCGCTTCCTGTAAACTTCTTTAATAATTGCTTTTCAACTTCCCCTTTATATTCCTCTCCAACAGGATCTCCATTGTTAAGATTGATTAAGGTAGAACCCACGAAACCCTGCTTGGCATTTCCTAAGATGTGTCTGCTGACCTCTATATCGCTCTCAATATAGTTTAACCCCTGAAAGTATGATGGCAAAGGATAAACCTCTGAAAAGGGATTGTATTCCTTCCTATAATATATCTGACTGCCATAAGGATTGTTCACATTGAATGCATCATATTCCCTTGCCTTTTCTCTGTTATCATTCCAATCATTCTTTACAAAGAACTTAGTTAAATCTTTATTTGCCCTAACCTTCTGAAACTCTATGTGATAAATTTCACTAATCTGCTTCGCCCTATTCCAAATAATCTGCAAGTAATAACCCCTGTATAATTCATCATCTTTAATACACTTTTTTAATAAGTTATTAAATGATTCCCCAATGCTATTAGCACTCCCTGCATCTTCAAATCCTTTGCCATATATATAAACACACTTTGACTTTATGATTGCTCCATGCTTTGGAGATTCATTATAAAGGTCTAATAAGTATCTTGGATAGTTATTGTATTCCCCAAACTCAACATAACCCTTACTTTTTTTCTCAACAAATTTTGGTTGCTGCGCCTGATCAAACTGCAATACTATATGTCTGTAATTGTTATCCATTGTATGTCTTAAATAAATTGTTTTGATCCGAATATTTTACAGGCTCAAATGCAGTACTATTCTCAAGTTCCATATATCCATGCTCCAATAAATCTCCTAATATTTCTTCTTCCTCATTAGATGCCCAAATTTGATAAGTAAAAAAACCTGAATTGTTACTTTCATATTCAGTGCCATCAATCTCAAACTTCTGATAATTATCTTCAATGCTTATATTTTCATAATATTTCTCAATAACCTCATTTGTTGCCCTATTCACAAAATTAAAATAATACCATTCACTTGGAGTTTCTTGATTCTCTGAAAGTGTAAGATATATATTTTGTGTGATATTTTTTTTTATTACTATCATATATTAAAATTCCCCTGCTCTATGCAGGGCAGGGGAACAATTCATAGTTTAGAAAAATATTAACTTCCGGGTACCTCTAAATCAGCAGCAATCTCTGCAGGAACAACTAAGAAATCTTGTCTTTCTTGTGATGAAAAAGTTAGAACATATCCGTTACGATCTCCAAGAGCAGTACCACTACCACCTGTAGAGTTTTCAATAGTCAATCCAAATTCTTTTCCAAACATGCGATAAGTACCATCCATTTCTTTGGTTACAAATGTTAGGCGATTCTTAGCAAGTGTAGTGATTATATTTCTTGTAGTTGCTGATCTATCATTGATAGGAAAACTAACTTTGAAATTATAAAAGAAAGTACCATTCTCAATAGATGAAGTGATACTATTTTCACTCATTGCAGTTCCTCTTGGAACTTCAAAACGCCAAAATTTCTTACCAACTGCCTTATCTAAAGATGTTACTACACCACTTGCTTCAACAACCAAACTTTCTTCTCCATCATATAGAGCAGAATTTTCAATCAAATAAACTGCATCCACACCGCCAACCGAATCCCTGCACTCTATTGCGTAACCTGAACTAATTGCACAACTCATTTTATATTATTTATATTGTTATTAATTAGGCAGCGATGAACTTCACAACTTCAGTTGTTAGAGCCACGTTAACACCTACTTTAAATTCAGTACGGAATCTAACATCGTTATCATTTTCGTTATACCACATGCGATAATTAAATTCTTCTGCTTCCAAATCTACTGCAAGTGCCATGTTTGAAACACTCATTGCATAGGCTTTGTTAGTGCTATTCAAACCATTTACAGAAACAATCTCAACAGTTGTACCCGGAAGCACAAATGATTGACCTGCTGCCATATCTCCTGACTTCACATCATAAGCATATAAATTCAAAGCACGATAAGCAAGTACCAATGTTCTGTACCAATCATTGCCTACAAATATTTTTGCATCTCCTTTAGAAAGAACTGCAACAGGAATAGCTTTATAGATTCCTTCAGTAGCAGCTACAACATTTGCAGCAGTAATACCACCTGTGATAACTGCAATGCCTGTATAAGCAGATACATTACCATCAATAGGAGATCCTGCACCAATCAACTTAATCAATCCGTCAAACTTATTAAGGTTTGCAGTTGCTGAAGTTGTTTCTCCCTGCCATAGCGCAGTTTCAATTTGAGCAGCTATTCTTGCATTCTTTTTATCAAGGTATATTTTTTGGAAATCAGCATTACCAAAATCTTCTGTTGAAGATCCTGATTTCAAAGCCTCTTGTAAAAAATAATTTTCTAAATCCTTCGGACAAATCTTCTCTTCTACCTTAATCTTTCCAACAGTAATTGACCGCTGACTGAAAGTTGTCGTTCCGGAAGCGTCAAAACTACATGACTGAGTACCAAATACTGCATCAGTTTCTAAAATAGGAATTGCAACAACTGACTTTGCATTAGGTATAACAACACCACCTGCCATAATCATTTGTTGTGTCTTTGCTTCCATTACTGCGCTTGTAAGTAAAGGCTTGATAAGTTGCTTTGTGTATGCGCTTAAACCGCTAAATGCTAATGCCATCTTATTTTGTTTTTATATTTTAATTAATTAAATAGTAAATCGTAATTTTTAACTTTAGGCTCTACCTCAAAGCTATTAGTTGTCTTTATTGAAGCATCAGCAACTCCTGTTGGAGTATCAGCCAATGTCTTTGTAAGGCTTATTAAACCTTCAATAACCTTAGTTGCTTTGCTTAATCTCTCCTCATATAAAGCAAACTTAGCTTCATAAGAATTGAATTTTTCAGTAGTAGAAGTTTCAAATGCAGCAAACTTTGCAGTGAAATCTGAACTCATCATTGCAGGATCAGCAGGAGCAACAGGCTCAACCGCTACATCAGCAGGTTTTATTTCCATGATAGCACCATTATCTCCAATTACCAAATAACTGTTATCTGATAATTCATACTCTCCGGCAGGAGCAGGAGTACCATTCATTGAAACAATACCACCTACAACCATTTCAGTAATCTGAATTGTTGTTCCATCTACCAATGTTGCATCCATAAGAGCAACAGGACTTGCAGGAGAAACATTAACTAAATCGTTAAATGCTTCCTTTAATTGTAAAATAGTTTCTTTAATATTCATAATATAATATGGTATTTATTTTAATTTAGTTCTTTTAAAATTCCTTGAATCTTTAATATGTCATCTTTAAAGCTATCTTCATTCATTGAATTAATCAATTTAGATAATTCATTTAAAGTGTTTTGATTCTCTGTTATAGGAGCATTGTAATCAAATAACCCCTCAACACTAAATCCTTTATACTCCCCTGACTTAATAGATTCCCAAACATCATTGTTCTCTACATAGAAACTTCCAAACCAACTTCCATCTGCAATATCTTCAAATCCTTTCATTGGCATTATACCCCTGCTCTTATCTACTATAAAAGATTCAAACATAGTAACACCATCAACCTTTTGGTTAGTATCATGCATTAAATTCACATTGTTTTGGAACTTCTTTTTAGCAAACTTTATAGCAATCTCTTTAATTGTATCAGCAGAAAACTTGACATAATGCTCTCCAAAGGTTTCATTGTTCCTATATATCAACTGATCCGCCACCATTAATGCACCTGATATTATGTGCTGATCTTCGCTTACTATCTGAAATCTCTCCTTTTTTGGACTTAATAATTCATCATTAAATGCAAGGAAATCCTTTTGTATTGCAGGAGCATCTACTAATGCCACATAATCAACCATGCTATCATCTTGAAGTGATGCATTAATCTTTAATTCGTAAATTGGTAAACTCATAATTTTAATTTTAATTTATTCTTGCTGCTCTGTTTATTCTTGTTATTCTTTCTTGATTT